GGCGGGGGAGTGATGTTCATATAAAAAGAAGATGGAGGTATCGGAAAGATGCCAAGTATATTTGAACGATGGAGGCTTTTCAGCCGTCCGGCTGTTTATGTTCTCACAGCCGGTGCAGATGCCTCCGCTTCAGTCCTTAACTATACGGCCAAACAACTGTATCAGACTCAAGACAATTTGAGAGCGGTGGTCGACTTCCTGTCGAACAGCATCGCACAGCTCCCTCTGAAGGTGTATGTCAGAGACGGGGAGAACGAGAGACGCAGAGACCGGGACAGCATAGCAGCGCAGTTGTTATGGCGACCGAACGAGGATCAGACCGAGTTCGAGTTCATTCGTGCGCTCGCGGTTGAGTATTTCGTTTACGGAAATGTCCTCGTGTGGATTCTCCCGGATGTAGAGTCCGAGAGTGGTTATCAGTTGCGGATAGTTCCGACCGAGTGGATCGTAAACACGGAATCAGGGACCTCTTACGCTCCCGATAAAGTCAGGCTCTGCACGAAGAACGGCGGAACGGCTGTCGATGTGCCGAAAGAGGAGTTCATTCAGTTCAGGACTTACTCGGCAGGGAACCCCGGCGGGTTCTTATCTCCGATCACAGCCTTGAGGCAGACATTGAACGAACAGATCGAGTCAGGCAGATTCAGGCGACAGCTTTGGAGATCTTCGGGAAGGCTGAATGCTCAGATCCTAAGACCGAAGGATGTTGCGCAGTGGGACGATGAAGCACGAAAGAAATTCGCGACTGCATTCCGTGAATCTTGGGGTGCGAATGGATCCAAGGCAGGCTCCATCCCGATTATGGAAGACGGAATGGAAATAAAGCCATTCTCCACATCGTTCAAGGAATATGAGTGGGCCTCGTCAGTCAAACTGTCCCGTGAGAGTGTCGCAGCCGCCTACGGTGTCAACCCGTCGCTAATCTGGCACAGCGAGACACAGACTTATGCAAGCTCGAAGGATAACGCGAGAGCCTTATATGCGGAATGTCTCGGCCCCGTGCTTCAGATGTTCCAACAGAGGATAAATTCATTCTTGCTCCCGAAGATCGGAGCGGATAAAGGCACTTATGTTGTTTTTGACCTTAACGAGAAGTTGAAGGGATCGTTTGAAGAGAGAGCTTCCATTCTTCAGTCGGCTGTCGGTGGCCCTTGGCTTACAAGAGACGAAGCAAGAGCCGACATGGATCTTCCGCCTCTTCCTAACGGGCAGGGCGAAGAGCTCATCGTTCCGATGAATGTCACCGTCGGCGGACAGGCAAGTCCGACCGATACACAGCCCGATGCTTATGATTATCCCGCGCCGGTGGGGAGACCGTCAGAGGATTCTTCCAAGATGAGGAAGGCGGGATGTGAATGTGCCGAGTGTAAGGCCCCGGAGTTGCACTTGAAAGGCAAGAGCAACGAAGAGGAAGACACAGAGGTCGCTGACGTGCTCAAGAAGTTCTTCAAAAGACAAAGAAGATCAGTCATCCCGAAGATAGGCGCAGGCACCTCGGAATGGTGGGATTCTGACAGATGGAATCAAGAGCTTGCAGAAGATATGCTTCCCGCTCTCACATCCATCGCAGACTTGCACGGTGCAGAAGCTGCTGAAGCTCTCGAGTGGTCTTATGACACAGACTTGACGAGGGCATATCTCGAAGCGGCAGCACTCGGAAGAGCGACCAGGATAAACGCACAGACACAGAGAAGGCTTGAGCTTGCGATGGAGGATGTTGAAGATCCTGATCTCGACGGAGTGTTCGATAAGAGAGAGGAATATGCCGAGGTTCTCGGCCGTTCCGCAGCGACAGAGATCGCTTCGTGGTCGGTTCGTGAAGCAGCACATCAGGCGCAGTCAGACGGTGCTCCTTCCGTAGCACGGCGAGTGGTCCTCAAGGAATGGATCACAGGCATGAACGCGAGACCGTCTCACGCGATGATGAACGGCGAGCGCGTTCCGATAGATGCCACATTCTCGAATGGTCAGAATTGGCCGGGAGAGGACACGGGCGATCCTGACGAATCGTGCGGATGCAACTGTTCTACGGAAGTCATTATCCAGTAAGGAGAGAAATTATGAATTATAAGACAATGCAGCTTAAAGCTGACGAAGCCGGAAAGATCTCCGGCTTTTTTAGTACCTACGAAAAGACACCCGATTCCTACGGCGACATCATTCTTCCCGGAGCGTTCACCAAGACGATCGAGAAGAGAAAAGAGAGCGGGCATCCGTTCCCTCTGTGCTTCAATCACGACTTCTCTGCCGTGATTGGTGCTTGCAACACAGTTGAGGAGAAGGAGAACGGCCCGTATATCGAAGCCGACTTCCTTGACACTCAGCTCGGACAGGACGTCAGAAAGATGGTCCAGAGCGGAGCGATCTATCAGTTCAGCTTTGCTTACGACGTTTTGAAGAGAAGAGATGCGAACGACGAAGAGAGAAAGAACGGAGTCATGAATGTTCTTGAAGAACTCGAAGTCTATGAGGTCTCTGTTGTCACGGTACCCGCTAATCAGAACGCACAGGTCACAGACATCAAGTCCGCGATCGAGGCAAGAGTCAAGGCGGGAAGACGGAACAGCAAGTCCGATGAGGACACGATAAAAGAGTGCATCGCGATGCTTCAGTCATTGATCGAGACAGAAGACCGCGTTGACGATAATCCCGAAGAAGAAGATCCCGAAGAGGAGACCGCTCCTGAAGTCAATGAGGCATCAAAGGAACAGACGGAATCCGGGAACTCGAAGAGAGCTTCAGACCTTCTGGAAAAGATCAAATCAATGAAGGAGGTCTCTGAAGATGAATCTTAAAGAACAGCTTACAGAGAAGAAGAATGCGCTTCTTGAATTGGAGCCTCAGCTTAAGTCCGAAGACGTGACCGAAGAGGTCATCGCTCAGGGCGAAGCTCTTGCTTCCGAGATAGAAGAGCTCGAACAGAAGATCGAGACAGCCGAGAAGGCTGCTGAGGTCTTGAAGAAGGTCGGAACGACCGAAAAGACAACCAATGAAGGAGAAAAAGAAATGTCTAAGATTGAAGAATTCACAGAGATGGCAAAGAACATGACAGACAGAAAGAGTGGTATCGCTATGGAGTTCAAGGCTGCAACTGATGTTGTAATGGCTCCCCAGATTGCAGATGTTGACAGAAGCATCGCTCCCCAGCCTACAAGAACGGCTGTCGCTGATTACTTCTCGAACGCTACGATCAGCGGAAATGCGATCACATACTTCCTGCAGGGTGCTTATGAGGGTGTCCCTGCTGTCACAGCTCAGGGCGCAAAGAAGCCTCAGAACAGCACATCTTTCGATCCTACCACACTTCCTCTTTCCAAGATCGCTGCATACATCAAGGAGACAGACGAGATCCTTGACGATGCTTCGTTCCTTGCGACAGAGGTACAGAACAGCTTGATCTATCAGATAGGCAAGATCGAGGATGCTACTATCGTTGGAGCTATCTCCGGCACATCTGGCATCCTCTCGGCAGAGTATGACACAGCGAATAACGAAACATTTGCTGACGGTATCCTCAAGGCTATCCTTGATATCAAGGCTGCTTCTGCTTACGACGCTTCTGTCGTTATCCTCAACCCTGCAGACCTCTACGCGCTTCTGAGCGCTAAGGATGCCAACAAGCAGTACATCGGCGGCGGTTACTTCACAGGTGCTTATGGTAATGGCGCTTATGCTATGCCTACATCCATCTGGGGTGTTCCCGTATTCACATCTTCTACAATCACAGCGGGCGAAGCTCTTGTTGCTGCTCGTGAGGCTGTCAAGGTTTGGAAGAAGAGCGGTATTGCGGTTAAGCTCTACGAGCAGAACGAGGACGATGCTATCTACAACAGAGTCACACTCGTTGGAGAAGAGAGACTCGCTGCGGCGGTCGTTGATCTCAACGGTGTATGTGCTGTTGCTGCTAAGGAGTAATCAAGTCAACAGGGAAGGTCGGGAACGGCCTTCCCTTATTTTTGAAGGAAGGAGGACAAGGCCATGATGAAGAACTACATCGTCAATGGCTCGATGCGCCGTTATCCCGAAGGCAAGGCTCCCGAAGGTGCTGTTCCTGCATTTAAGGCTGTTAAGCCTGTGAAGAAGGAAGAGCTCACAGAGGATAAGCCTGTCGAGCAGAAGGCCATCAAGAAGCCCGCAAACAAGGCGAAGAAGGCAGGTGGAAATAAATGAGCGATTTATTGACACCGTGGGGCTATAAGCTCCAGAATACGGAAACGCTTCCGAACTTCTTAACCGATGCAGAGTTCGACAATTATACTAACAGCAGATTCCACGGTGATGCCCGCATCAGTGCGAACATCCCAGCGGCGACTCGTTCTATTCAGAATTATTGCGGCTGGCATATCTACCCGAATCTCGTTTGTGAGATGGTTTACCGCGTTATGGACCTGCGCGACAGTTTCGTTGGCCCTGATCTCCTGATCCAGTTGCCTTCGACATTCGTCACAGGCATCAGCTCCATCCTTCTCAACGCAAAACAGACAGAAGACCAGTGGGAAGGGGATGAAGTCACAGACTTCGACCTCGAGACCTTAGGTATCGTGAGAGTTTATGACGCTTGCGGTCTGGATAGAAGGTCAAAGATTCGCATCGTGTTTAATGCAGGACTTCCCGATGCACAGATGGATCTGCTCAAGGAGCTGACTGCGAACAGAGTGGTCCACGCTGTCACAAGCTCATACGGAATCACTTCCGAGAGCGCGGGCGGTGTTTCCGTCACATACAATGCGAGCTGGTCAGGTAATGCGAGAAGCACGGCGCTCCCCGACGACAACAAGGAGATCTTGAACCCTTACAGAGTGAAGGGGGTGTTCTAAATGCTCCCATCATGGTGTCAGCAGACTATCGAGATCATCAGACCGGGCACGAAGATAGAGCGCGGCTCCGCTGTTCCTGATTGGGAACACGCTTCCGAGCCTGTCACCGTCTCCGGCTGTTCGGTTCAGCCCGCTT